CCGGAGGACGTGGAGTAATACAGTGCAGACGGCGCATGGCTGAGGCCATGCGCCGTCTGCATATCAGGGAGGAAAGGAAGGGAAAGAATTTAGTTGGGCAGGTATTCCAGGGGGTCAACAGTGGAGCCGTCCAGCGACATGCTGAAGTGCAGATGGCTGGCCAGGGCGCTCTCGGCGATGGCGGTGCCGCCCACCGAGCCCAGCACGGAGCCGGCGCCAACCGTGTCGCCCACCGCCACCGTGGGTACGGAGGCCAGGTTGGAGTAAGTGCTGGTCAGTCCGCCGCCGTGCTCCACCACAACGGTGGTGCCCATCATGGCGTCCTGGAGGACGGCGGTGACCGTCCCCGCGGCGGCCGCCTTGACCTCAGTACCGGCGGCGGAGGCGATGTCCAGACCGTCGTGGGTGCGCCAGTCGTCCATGGTGGGATTGTAGGAGAGCACCTCCAGGCTGTAGTCCGTCAGAATATCTCCCTGTACCGGCCAGGTAAAGACGGTGGGGGCAGCCTGTGGAGTGGGCTGGGGCGTGGCCGACGGCATCGCCGAGGGCGTGGCCGCCGGTACAGCCGGGGACGCGGGGACGGTGTGCTCCGGCGCAGGGGTGGCCGCCGGGCGGTTCATGAGGCCCGCGTCCACCGGCGTGGGCCGGGGAGAGGGGGTGACGGTGATCTGGGCGGTGCCCGCCACGGGGGCGTCCGGCTCATCCGGGGTGAGAGAGGAAAAGAGATAATAGCCCGAAATTCCTATTGCGGCGACGCAGAGGAACAGGACTATGTAGAAGCCCTTGCCCTCCAGAAAGTCGCCCATTCGTTTCAAGAATGGTTTTTTCATGCTGTTTAGCACCTCCGAGCCTATTGTGGACAGGCCTGGGCTTGGATATACATGGAAAACAAAAAAATTTCCCTTGACCTTCCACGGGGTGCAGGGTGTATTAAGAGAACGGCGATTTAAGAAAATTTTAACTAGGTGCGGCTCTGGAGTGACTAAAGCTCTAGGCGTGTAGACAAAAAATGATACTAGCTCGTTACTAATACGTTACTAACGGCGGATTCTTGGTGATTTTGTCAGGCCAGTTTTTTTACCTCTTTGGCGAGATCGGCGGGGGTGGGATGAATGTAGGTGGCGGTGACGTTCCCCTTGAGGGAATGCCCCAGGAGCAGCTTCACTTTGATCTCGTCCACTCCAGCACGGCTTAGGAGGGTGGCGAAGGTATGGCGGCACCAGTGCGGGGTGGCCTCTGGTATGCCGAGCTGCTCTACCACTGGGGTAAACACCGAGATGCGGTAACGGTCGGAGGACATGCCTTTTTCCGCTGACAGCCATTGTTGCACGTAGGCGGAGATCTTGGGGTGGATCGGGATAATCCGGTCACGGCCTGCCGCGCTTTTCACACCGCACTGGAGGTAGCCGCCATCCTCGGAGCGGTAAGCGAAGGGGGTAAGGGACAAGAACTCGCTGATGCGCAAGCCGGTATAGCACAGAACCATGGCCTCTGATGCGCCGGGAAAACCGGCCCGCGCCAGCTCCTCCAGTTTGGCAAGCTGGAGATCATTGAGCGCCCCCTTTTTGACCTTGATGTCGACGGTGGGGATATCTAAATACCGGGAGTAATCCTTCCCAATAATATCACGTTTCATGGCGTAGGCGTGCAATGCGCGGATCAAAATTGCATCGTTATTGATGCTGGACTGGGAGCGGCCCTCGTCCTCACCCTCGTCCAGGATGGCCTGCCACTCGTCCAGGGTAACGTTGCGCATTTTACGGGCGGCGTAGCGAGAGACACGCTGGTTCCAGGATGCCTTGTGGGAGGCAACAGAGGATTTCCCGCTCCTGGGGTACTCCCGCTCCGACCAAGCGGTATAGACCTGTTCCACGGTCCAGGAGAGCATATCCGCACTGGGGGTCTGCCCGGCGGCAGCCTTGCGGTTATACTCCTCCAGCGCCTCCTGGGCTTCCTGGAGCTTGGCGTGGTAGCTCAGCGCCACCTGGCGCACGTAGCCGTCTTTATCCCTGGCGGAGATCTTCACGATATAGGGCCGCCGGCGGTTGCCTGAGAGCTTTACAATGGAGCCGGTGCCGTTTGCACGTCGCATGAGTAGGCCCCCTTATTTTTTGGCATGGCTGACAATCATCTCGGGCGGATTTAGGCCCCAGGAGACTTGCAGGGCGCTGTCCTGCCCCAAAATGAGCTCCCGGCTGTAGACACCGCACTCCACCCGAACGAGGCAAGAAGGGGCCTCCAGAGACGTAGAGACGCTACCGCCGGGGCCGATACTGCCCAGGAGCTGCCCGTCCACGTAGACGGAGACGCCGGTGCTGGCGAGTTCATTGTTGACCTGCATCACGGTAATTTTCATGGCGTTCACTCCTTGTGATGATACAAATGTTCGATTGTTGGTGTTTTAAGAGACCGGGGCCACGGCCCCGGCTCTTTGCTAGATATCAATCTTGGATTAAATCTGGAGATTGCTCTATACGTAATGTTTCCCTGTATTCCGCTGCGTCTGGCACGTCAACAAATTGCACAGTTGCATTGTGATTCTCCAAAACGAGTTTCTTGATCTCTTCCAAATCCACCTTAAAGAATTCCTTCCTAGGATTGACTTTATTGACCTGCCTCTTTTGAAAATGATGGTGCAATAAGGTTTCCAGCGCAGGTGCATCTTCAGAAAAGATCAGAGCATGCACATCGAACGGGAACGGGACAGAAGCGCTACTCAATTCACTTATACGATCCATTGGATCAAGTCGTCTAGTCATACCAATTTTAAATATACTTTCTCCAAAGGAGCCAATGTTCGAAATAATATATACAAATCCGGCACGAGTATTTTGCTCTCGTTCGAGAACGTTTTCCTTGTCAGAGGCCAATGCTTTTAGTTTTTCTTCTAACTCTTGAATTTTATCTATATAAAGTTGCTTCTCAACATCATCCTTTGCCTTTTGCATATAACCCATAAGCTTCTTCACTTCATTGCTAAATTGAGTTTCTTCCTTCTCAATTTTCTGCTTTTCGCGTTCTATCTCCCGGCGGACCTTTTCTTCTTCAATCATTTGCTCACGAATGGCTTTCTTCTGTTCACGTTCTTCATCAACCTTGAGCATATAAGCATAGACCAGGCTCAATTCTTCTAGCTTCATGGAGAAAAAATTTTGAGATATCTGTACGCCATCTACTAGAAAGATTTTATTCAATGCATCATAGGAACGTTGTATTTTGGTGCGGACGCTATCAATATTATTTGGAGTAACACTCCCGATCAAAGAGACTGTTTCGGAATTAAAGCACCTCAAAATCTGCTTCTTTTGGCTCTCCAGTACACGTTTTGTTGCGCTGTCATTTGTGATAACAAGGGCATCCCCGGATTTCACCAGTTCATCTTCACGGGACTTTAAAAGAGCGAGCTTATTTTTAATTTCATCAGATTTCAGGTCAGAATAAGCGTCAACAGAAACCATCGCACACAGGCTATCCTGCTCCAGTATTTTCAATTCCTTTTGCAGGTTCTCCTTTTCTTCGGCAAGCTTTACAACTTCTTGCTCCGCCTTTTTTACACGTTCATCGGCGCTTTGGGTCTTTTTCCAGTAATAGTCCAACGCTTCGCGGTGTTTGGCCTCGTATAAACTGTCACCCTCACTTTTTTTCTGATTCACGTAAGCATCTGCGGCAGCCTTTGCGGCCTTTAGATTTTCATAACTCTTTGTTTTTTGCTTTTCAACCAGCCAAAGGATCAGGAAAATGACCGCCAGAATTACAAATGCCCACACACAAATCCTCTCCTATTTCTAAATTGTCGTGGTGTCCAAGTTGGACACATTCATAAGTATTGATCCACCGCAAGGTTGCCATGCTTATACCAGCAGATGGCCTTGCGGACAAGATCCTCAGTAACACCGAAACGCTCGGCTAGATCCCAGACCTCTGTGCAGCCCTCGTGCGCGGCGGCCTCCAGAGCGTCCAGGGGAAGGAACTGCTCGATTTCCCACTTGTCGGCCCGGTTCTCATGCTTTTTCTTTATATCGCAGGCCGCCCAGCGGTTATAGAAGCTGTAGGTCATACAATGACCGACCTCGTGGCCCAGGGTGGTGAACTCATCCGCTATAGTCTCGAATTTCCACGGGTCCAGCGCGATCGCGCGCCGGTCAAGCGATGGAATGAAAATCGAGAAGGACTTGGCGAAGGGCATGGTGTACCAATCTACATCAATCCCCTGATCCACGGCAAAATCATAGAGCTCATAAAGATTCATTCCTGGTCTTTCTTTTTCCTCCACTGCTCGGCCTTGAATCTGGCGTATTCGTACACGTCATCCCACAGGGCGTCTCTCTCCTCGGGGCTCATATCCATGTCCCCACCCATGAATGCCGCCATGATGGTGTCACGGTCCAGCTCGTCCCCATTCTTCGGAGCGGGGGCGGGCTCTTTTTTTTCACCAGTCAGTAAATACTCCACCGAGGTGCCCAGAACTTCCGAGATCTTGGCAAGCCGCTTTGTATAGGAGGCAGAGCGTCTCCGACGCCAATCGCTTGCGGTGTCATCGGAAACCCCTACGAGTTTAGCAAATTCTCGCTGCTCCATGGGCAGGCGATCGAGGATTTCAAAAATCCGATCAACCGTATCCACTTCGCTCACCTCCAAAACGTAAAATTTCCGGGTGTGTTTTTGTTTAAACTTACAAAACCGGAGTTTTTCCGAAAATCTTATTGACAACCGGAGAAACTCCGGCTATGATTTAACCACAGGTAAACAAGAGGGCGCGGCAACGCCCACAGACAAAGATTAGGGAATGATAAAGATGTTTTTGCGTCCAGAGCCTGATGTGCCTATTCGAGTCCTTGATATAGGATTCCCGGCTAGGAACCCCGATGCCGCCCTTGTTGAGAGGCAGAATAAGCGACATCCCGGTGGAGACGGGCAGAAAAGTCGGCGAGATATCCGGTCAATTCATGTATGTCTGGGGTGCCAGACTGCCGATAGGAAAGAGCCATCTTTGTCAGTAGTTGTAAGTGGTGTGATATTTCTGCGGACGCATAAAGCGCAGCGGTATGGGTGGCAACGACCAAAGAAGTGCCTCCAGTTGGAGGATCGTTGTAGACATAACGTACTAAGGCATCAAAGTACTGCTCATAAGCATCGGACATCTTCTGAAAATAGGCCGCTTTTAACTGAGAGGCCCGCTCATGGTAAGCGGTGAACACGACACCGAAAACAGAAATAATAGCTACTACATAGGGGGCAAGTTCCTCTGCCAAAGTTAAAAGGGTAGTAGGCACGTCAATCACATCCGCTTACATTACACTTCTAGTCAAATTTATCATACCACATCGAACAGTCTCGGACAACACCAAATTTGGAGGGGGTGAAGAGGTGAGGATCTGCGAGTTGATGGAGCAGAGGGGCATCCAGCGCATCCAGTTGGCCGACGCCATGGGGGTATCGCCTTCCTGCATCACCAAATGGGTGCAGGGGACGGCGCTGCCAAGCGCCGACAAGCTACCCCGGCTGGCTGCCATCCTGCAATGCAGCATCGACGCCCTCTACGGCCCCGAGCCGCCCGAGGGTGGAAACGGGGCCGCAAGCTGAGAAAGGAGTTGCTTATGATCCGTACACCGGAGCAGCGGCAGATTGCCCGCTGGATTGAGAACCATTATGACATTGACAAGGTGCAGTGCGCCGAGATAGTCACCAAGAACGCGGTGCGCCTGACCCTCCGGGGCCACGAGCCCACCATCCTGATCCTCCGCCAGAATGGGCGGATGGACCAGATTCCCGAGGCGGCGCTTTTCGAGGCGGCCGTCTGACCTCATGCCAATATTGTACCCCCAGGGAGGAGTGATTACCATGCCGGAGGAATACCGGAATATCTACAAAATCTGTCGAAAGTCTGCCGGTTTTACCCAGGAAGCGGCAGCGGAGCGGCTGGGTATCAGCGTGGAGAGCCTGCGGGCCTATGAGACCGGCCAGAGGGTACCGCCTGACGAGGTGGTGGAACTGATGTCCATACTGTACAATGCCCTGCATCTGATTGTCCAGCATGTGCGCGAACGGAACGCCATGTACAGCCGGGTAGTACCGGAGGTGCCTCAGTGCTCTGTGCTGGAGGCGTCGGCCAAACTGACCAACCGGATCTATGCTTTCGCTGATAGACACGCCGACCGGCGGCTTATGCAGATGGCAGAAGACAATGTGATTGACGCGGCGGAGCGCCCCGAGTTTGATGCCATCATGGAGGATTTACAGGGCATCGTGGAGGCCGCCATGGCCGTGCGCTACGCCAAACAGGGACATCTTGAGGAGGGTGTAAAGTGAAAAAGACAGCCAAACGGCCGCTCACGGACGAGGAGATCATGGCGTATGACAACGTGCCGATTGATGTGGCGGCCCGATACATAGGCTGGTCGTCCCCCACCATCTACCGAGCCCTGCGGGAAGAGCGGGCCCCCTTCGGCTTTGCCGTTTGCAGCGAAGAGACAGGGACGTGGACGTACAACATCAGTCCCGGCCTACTGGTGAAGTACAAGAGGGGAGACCTGCCTACCTACCGCCTCCGGGAGCTGGAGGAGGTCATGGTGCGCCACGTCCAGGAGGCGCTGGATCTGCGGCTGGCCGGAGTGTCGGCGCTCATGGGAAAGGTGCTGAGCGCATGAGCATGATACGGCTGGAGCTCAGCAATCGGGACTATAACACCATCGCGGAGGCCCTGCTGGAAAGCGCCCTGGACTGGGAGCACGCCGCGGACGAGCTTGGGCGTCTGCACCAGTTTTGCGCCCGGACAGGGGACCCGGCCTACGGGGCCAAGCTGGCCCGGCTGGACCGGGAACAGTACCGCCATAGGCGTCTCGCCCGGCGCAGGCGGGCCGTACTGGAGCGCCTGCGGAAACAGAAGGAGGCAGCATCATGCTGATGGAGCTGGATTATGAGACCGTGTCGGCGCTGGAGTCGGCGCTGATCGTGGCAGAGGACAGCAAGATGCGAGATGCCAAGGACTGGGCCAATATCGCCGAGTCCTTGGGGGCATCGGAACAGCGCCGGGCGGCGGATAATCTGGCGGCGTTTTGCGGGGGACAGGCTAACAGCTACCGTAAGGCCATGGACGCTTTGCAGCAGGCAAAAAAGAAAGGCCCCAGTCGCTCGGACACAGCGACCAGGGCCTAACGTGAAGACACCTGTATTATAGCACACAATTTTGAGTTGCACAAGGGGGTGGTGCGCCTTGATGGAGTTTCACTTCAACGCAGAGCTGGCCAAGCAGTACGGCGTGGATGGAGCGATTTTCCTCCACTGCATGGCGTTCTGGGTGGCTAAGAACCGTGCCAACGGGCGGCACTACCATGAGGGGCGTTATTGGACCTACAACACACTGGAGGCCCTGTCCAAGCTGTTCCCCTTTTGGTCACGCCGCCAGTTGGAGCGCATTATAAACGGGCTCAAGGAGGCCGGGGCCCTCCTGGCCGGAAATTTCAGCGAGGACAGGACCGACCGCACCCGCTGGTATGCCCTGGCTGATTGCATCCTGGAGGTCTATGGGGAAAGTGAGCCGCCCATTTCACGAAACGGTGAAATGCATTTCACCGGTCGGGGACAGCCATTTCACGAAACGGTGAAATGTAATAAGGAAACAGTTACTTACCAGATAGATCCCCCTAAGCCCCCAAAAGGGGGCCGGAGGGGAAGTGCAGAGCTGGATGGGGCAGTCAAGTCCCTGCTGGCGGAGTACGCTGCCGGAGACACGGAGCTGGCCGAGGCCTTGGATGCCCTGATGGAGATCCGGGCGGCGAAAAAGGCGGTGGACTCCACCCGGGCGGTGACCACTCTGCTCAACCGGCTGAACCGCCTGTCAGACAATTCGCGGGAAGTAAAGCTCCAGATCCTGGAGCAGTCCGTGACCAACAGTTGGAAGGGCATTTTCCCGCTGAAAGGCGGACAGGCCCAAACGAGAAAGGAGCCAAAACGATATGTCGAATAACACCCCGGAGCTCAGCGACGTGCTGCTCTACGACCCCGGCTACCTGAACCCCGAGTTGCCCACCGGGTTCTGGTTCTGTGCGGACCCGGAGGACGTGCTGGCCGTCCAGATCAACGCCGGATGCCTGCGGGCGTCGGCGGGGTGGGAGGCATTGAGCCGCCACGAGCGGTTTTTCCTCCAATTTTGCTACGTGCTGGTAGTCTGCGGGGACCCGGAGAAGCGGGCGGTCATGGTGCGGGAGCTGCGCCAGCGCCTGCCCAATGTCATCCTGCTGGCCGTGGAGGACAAGGGCTTCTGCCGGTGCAACTCCGTGCGGGACCTCCGGGCCACCTGCGGACTGCGGGCGGTGGAGCGGATGCTCCTGGAAGCGGTGGAGATCCCAGCCTACGGCCTCCTGGACCTGGCGGACGTAAGCGCGCCGGACGTGTCCAAACTGGACAAGGTGCTCTTCGGCATCTCCAACCTGGACCGGGCCACGGGCGGGGCCGTCATGGGGGAGCTGTCCGTCTGGACGGGCAAGAGGGGCGAGGGCAAGAGCACCCTGCTGGACCAGTTTCTGCTGGAGGCCATCGACCAGGGGCAGCCGGTGTGCGCTTACTCCGGTGAGCTCCCCGCCTGGAAATTCAAATACTGGGCGTCTCTCCAGGCGGCGGGCCCCAAAAACCTCCAGGTCCGCAAAGACCAGTTGAGCGGCCGGGAGATTCCGCACCCGACCCCTTTCGCCCAGCAGATGATCGACGAGTGGTGGCGGGGACGGTTCCTGCTCTACGACATCGGCACCAGCACCTACCACGACGCCGCCAATATCCTGCGGGTGTTCCGCTACGCCCACCGGCGCTATGGGGCTAAGGTCTACCTGGTGGACAACCTCATGACCGCCCGCTTCCGGGGGAACGACCGGGACTTCTACCGGGCGCAATCGGAGTTTGTTGCGGAGCTGGCCTCCTTTGCCCATGATAACAACGTCCACGTACATCTGGTCGCCCACCCGCGCAAAACCGACCGCATCTCAGATTCGGATGAGGTGGCCGGCATCGGGGACGTGACCAATCTGGCGGACAACGTCTACGTCCTGGAGAAGGAGGAGCGGGAGGACCGCCAGCAGGATTCGGTGCTTACGATCCTCAAAAACCGCTTTTTTGGGGAGCGGGGCCGGAGCATTGGCCTGAACTTCGAACGGAAAAGCAAGCGATTTTACAAGTCGGGGACGGGCAACCCGGACAAGGTGTACGGCTGGGCGCTGAGCGGGCGTCAGGCAGTTGTGGATTTGCCGGAAGGCGGAGAGGACCCGTTCCCGTAAGCGGAAGGAGGGCGTGCAGATGGAGAAGCGGCGGCTGGAGCTGATTGAGGCGGAGTGCCGCCGGCATGCCGCCCTGGCACGGGTGGACGCGGCCCGCCGGGCCGAGCATGAGGAGGTGGCGGAGGCCCTGGCGTGGGCGCTTCGCTGTCTCGGGAAGGAGGAGCCCATATGCGTATCGGTGAGGCTTACACCTTTGTCCCCGCCGCCTTCGGCGCGGAAATTGGGGGCAAGGACACAAAAACCATCCCCCGGCGGGTGACCGGGCATATTGAGTACATCAACCGGGCCCACCGCTACTTCACCGTCCGGGTGGACACCGGGCGGGGAATCCTGCGGGAGAGCTTCAAATTTTAGACCAGAGAAAGGACGATAAACGTGAAGACAATCGCCATTGTAAACCTGAAGGGCGGCGTCGGGAAGACTGTCACCGCCGTCAATGTGGCCGCCATCCTAGCCACCGAGTACGGCCAGCGGGTGCTGCTCATTGATGCAGACCCCCAGGCCAACGCCACCCAGTCCCTGCTCCCGCCGGGGGAATATAACACCCTGGCCGGGCTGCTGACCATCCCGGATGTCTACTACGACGACCTGCTGTATCACAGCAGCATCCGGGGCCTGGACGTATTGCCGGCCGACGACGAGCTGCGCAACCTGGACGTGGATCTGCTCCAGGGGGAGCGGCCCAACCTGCGGGCCATCCGTGACCTGCGGGACGCGGTGGCGGAGGATGACGCCTACGACTGCATCGTGATTGACTGCCCACCCGCGCTGTCCCCAGCCTGCGCGGCGGCCATCGCCGCCTCTACCGACGTGGTCATCCCCATCAAAGTAGACGCTTACTCGGTCCGAGGCATGAATGAGCTGACAGCCCAGATTGACCGCCTGCGGAGCATCTACCCGGACGTGCATGTGGCGGGCTGCCTGCCCACCATGTGGTACCGCTCGGACACGGTGGAGCAGGGGGAGCGGCTGCTCCAGGAGCAGGCCCCGGTACATGTCTTTGCCAGCCACATCCGGCGCAGCCCCAAGGTGGACGAGTCCACCTGGACGGGGGAGCCGGTGGTGAGTTGGTCGCCCCGCTCCGCGGCGGCCCAGGATTACCGGGCCTTCGTGGCAGAGTTCCTGGAAGAGGGGGCGGCAAAGTAATGGCCAAGTTTGATATCACGGCCGCCTTTCAGGCCGCCGTGGGTACCGCCGGAAATGTGTCCAAGTTGGACACATCGCGGGAGGCCATCGAGTACATCAGCCTGGACAAGCTGGAGGCTGACCCGGGCAATTTTTACCGGCTGACCGGTCTGGAGGATTTAGCCGCAAATATTGAGTTGTGTGGCCTCCAGCAGCCTGTCCGGGTGCGGCCGACGGAGGGCGGGCGATATATGATCGTCTCCGGGCACCGGAGACGGGCGGCCCTGGCACTGCTGGCCAAAGAGGATCCGGAGCGGTGGGCGGCGGTGCCCTGCCTTGTGGAGCGGGACGAGGTGTCCCCGGAGCTCCGGGAGCTGCGGCTGATCCTGGCCAACAGCTCCACCCGGGTGCTCTCCCCGGCGGAGGTGTCCAAGCAGGCACAGCGGGTGGAGACGCTGCTGTACCAGCTCAAGGAGCAAGGCTATGCGTTTCCCGGCCGGATGCGGGATCAGGTGGCGGCGGCCTGTAAAGTATCCGCTCCCAAGCTGGCCCGGCTCAAGGTTATCCGGGAGCACCTGATCCCGATTTATTTGGAGCACTTCGACCGAAATGTGCTCTCAGAACAAACTGCTTACGCTTTGGCACGGATGGAGACTGCTCTCCAGGAACGGCTGGCGAACATGCTGCCGAACCTGCCCACCGGGAGCCGGGCGGAAGAACTGCTGGAGTTGGCCAAGGCCGGTACAAACTGGCGGCCTACCTTCTCCTGCCCCGACGGTAGTCCGTGTAAACGGGGAGACGCATTCCTACGGCATGACCTGGACTGTGGCTACGGTGAGCTGTGCAAGGGTGAGACCTGCTGTCTGGATTGTGCACGGGCTAAGGTTAGTTGCTACGCTTGTGAACGCATGTGCTCCAAGGCCAAGGCAGCCCGGAAGTTACAACGAGAAGAGGATGAGGCTATAGCGGCCAAGCGCGAGGCGGAGATCCAGGCGAAAATCCGGGAAAATGTGCAGCTCCGGGCCAAGAGGCTTGCCGCAGCAGCCGATGCCGCTGGGTTAGACGATAATTCCCCCATCTACATCTCAGACTATGGCCGGAGCATGACGGCGGGAAAACTGCGGGAATGGGCCGCGGGCCAGTTCGCGGAAGATGATAGGCTGTATCCCAGCACTCTGAGCCCCAAAGACTACAGCGACCCTGCCAGGCTTGCCGAGGAGCTGGGGTGCTCCACGGACTACCTGTTGGGCGTCACGGATCATTTGACGTCGGCGGCCCTGTCCACGGCTACAGATCTGGAGGCGGACGGCCCCTGGCGCTGGTGGCCGGAGCAGCCGCAGGAGAGCGGCCTTTACTGGTGCATCACGGGCCCTATGTCCCACGGTGGTAGTCTCTACTGGTGGAACGCCGAGGAGGAGCAGTGGGAGCACCCGGCCATGGCCTTCCGGATGTCCCCAACCGTGACCCTTTGGATGAAGTGCCCCCAGTTGCCAGATAGTATGAGCTGGGAGAGACAGGAGGTACAAGAGTGATGCTGACCGATTGTGCCGATGCCGAGATTGAGATAATCGGCTCCATCCACGACGGGGAGGGCGGACAGCATGAGACAATGTAACAAATGGTGCATTGCCAATATCGATGGTGAGTGCGTGGTTGAACACTGTAAAGGGGAAATCCACTCTATGGATAGGCATAGTACACTGTCTCATCAACAGGCGGCGGCCGACTACGAAATGATACAAGATGCGTTTCTGTATTATTTTGGGAGAAAAGAGGGCGAACAGCATGAGCGAGTGGATTAGCGTCAAGGACAGGCTGCCGGAACCGGATAAGGATGTCCTATTATGTTCCGGACTTGGTAATTTTAGAATGGCGGTCGGTGGAAAGTATGAACTGGATGGCGGAATAGCCCACCGGGAAAAAAGAAGGGAGAAACTCAACATGAAAAATAAGAACCTGCGGAGATTGCGCTGTCTGGTGAAGGCGCAGACCTTGTGGCACCTGGAGCGGCTGGCCTATCTGGACGGGTGCGGCGACGTGGGCCGCATGGTAGACAAGCTGACCCGGGACAAGGT